AATATTATATTAAATTGCTTTTCATCAATAGTGGAATATATCCCAAGATTAACCAAGATATTCTCATAATATGCTTTCATTTCAGGTGGGTTTTTCATTCATTCCTCCAACTATGAACATCCATATCTATTTTAGTGTCCCCTTTTGCAATCCTCATTAAACAGGCTACAAAGTAACCCATAATGAATCCCATCATTATTGCTATGTAATATCCCATTTATTCATCTCCTTTAGTTAATTCTCTCATTTTATTTCTCCTTTACGCAACGAACAGAAAAGCCGCGTCGCTTATCGTAGTTGGTCCGGTAAACACTTGCGTTACTGGAGTCCAGTACCCGGTACCATGCATAGTAACTATTGCCCTCGCTAGAAGACCAAAAGTAGCCGTAGTTTCCTATACCGATGTAACTACCATTATAGAAGTTACGGTAACCAGAGTAAGTTGGATTAGCTCTTAATTGCTCTTCAACTTCATACCAATCATTATCAGTAGGTATTCTCCAGCCTTTTGGGGCAAGTCCTCTATTATCATTTACTGCGTACCAATTATATAAATAATTACCATTCTTATTAATTGATACTGCTCCTACTCCTTTTTTCCCAAATTTCAGCCATTGTTCATTACTAATAGCCAATGGTATAGAGTCCCCATTTTGATAATGGGTTACTTCTAAATTATCTCCTAATTTAAGAGATGTTTTCTCTTTTTGTTTTGCTCCACATTGTGAGCAGTAATTGTCTTTCATTTTTTCTCCTTTTAATTATCAATAATGACCTATGAGGGGAATTACACCCCTCATCTCTTGGTCATCAGCACCTCTGACTGCGTTTTTTATACTTAACAATAACCAAACCACATTCTTTGCATTGTGTAGTTGTGCAGTCGTGCCTATATCCTAACTCTTGCATTTAACAAATTCCTTTCGGTTTGTTAATAGTTAAGATAATTCTTCACATTCTCGACAAATATCGTCAAAATCAATTATATTTTCATCCGTTCTGCACATCCGACATATAACAGGATTTTCATCAGGATTTTCATTTAATCGTTCTGTCCAGTCTCTACACCTGTTCAATATGTATCTCCGTTCTTGGTTCTTCTTCAACATCAATGTATAATTTCTCAATCTGTAATTGACATATCTGACTGTCATTTTTATAAAATCCTGCGTTCTCTAATACATCCAATACCAATTTTGCCAAATTATCCGCATCAGGTTTTACGCTGTGCAACATCGGTGCATTATTTTTTAATACTTTGGAATACTTGCCTGTTCTAAAGTGTTTTTTAGGTCTTGGCATATAAAATACCAATCTAACCATTAAAGGAGTTGCAATTGGTTCTTTTGGCTTAAATTCTGTTAGTTTAGATGCGAACGCTTTTTTGTCCTTAGCACTTGGATCATACATTCCGCCCCATTTAGCAGGTCTATGTCTTTGCTGTTGTCTTGGTACTCCGAAAATAGTAAAATACATTATGAAATTACCACCTTTGCATTTTTATTTCGACATATATAACAATCTTTATTTTTTAAATTAATATTTGGTATCATTGAATAGTTATGCTGTGTACAATATGTTTTACTTGTTCTATTTGAATCAATTGAATAAACATTTTCGCATTCCTTGCAATACTTTAAATCCGTATTGACGCTGTATTTTCGTGCATTTTTTTTATAAACAAAAGGCACAGCATACCAATACCAAGTCATTTTTCCCCAATAATTACAATCTTTTCTTTTTGTCATTTTCCCTGCATGGTTTACATTTTGTTTGCATTTTCTTTTCCTGAATGTTATAAAAATTCTTACAACCAATTACCGAGCATGGTACATGGTTCACGCTCGGCTTTCCTGTATAATGTTTATTTTTCAAAACGGTAAATCTTCATCTGATTCTGCTGAATTAGGCTGAGTTGCTTCTGCTTTCTTTGGATCAGGCTTCCATGTATTCACTTCTACATAATGCGTCTTGCCATATTCATCAACTTCTCGCTTCTTGCAAACTTTCAATTTGATAAATTTATCTCCACCATAACTAAATATCTCATCGGTGCATCCTTTTATTTTCGATAAATTGATTGAAATTTCGACTAAATTACCGTCAAACTTTTCTATTCCTGAACCGCAGTAAATTTTATCTGCCATTGTTTTTCTCCATTATTTGTTTTATTTGAGCAATTACATCAATTGAAAAAGTCCGCTCAATACTTTTTCCCTTTCTCTCACATTCAATCTTACCAACTTTCACCATATAATCTAATTGATATGGCTTCAATTCAGGTAATGCTTTCAATATGTCATTTTGCTTAATTCTCATTTTTCCTCTTTTTCCATTAATTCCAATTTATCATTGTTATTATTAATATTACAAGCACTAATTTATTTTTACTAAAATATGCTACTTTACATAATAATTTTATGTCATTTTTTGCTGATAATTCCAAAATATTAATCAATTTTCTATTTCGCATAAAATACAGGCTCTAAGCGGATTAAATTAAAATTATATACATATACCCAATTTAGAGCATAAAATTTATTAGACAGCCAATTAAAGCCTAAATTTGATAATATTAGATTACAAGAACAGACGGTATTTTGTTTGGTGGTTCTTAATATTTTACTCATTATCTTTTTTAGTTTACATAATAATATTACGCTTACTTTACATAATATTTTGCCCTTATGGGTAGGGGTTTTTTTCACTGCAAACCCTACCCTGTAAGGGTGAAGAAAATGAAAAAATGAAAAACGCTGTAAGCTATTTAATTTTATAGCACTTACAAAGATTGATATTTTTTTCACTACCCAAAATGAAGAAAATGAAAAAATGCCTTGTATATACCTGTACCCCCTTGTTTTGTTCATTCTCTTCATTGAACAAAATGAAATGAAAAAAAATGAAGAAATTTTACAGGTAAAAAAAAGTGCATTTTCTCTAATTTGGGAAGTCAAAACTTGCCTCTTTTTTGTATATTTTTTTGCCTCTTTTATCAATAAAATCAACCTTTAATAAATTGAAGAATTTGTAAAAAGTACCATCCCCTAAATCGGTAATTTTTCGCCATTTTTCTTTTAATTTTGTCATTGAAATTCCGCTATTTTCCGTAATTATATCTTTCATTATTTCTAAATTATCAGAAGTTGAATCGTTAATTTGTTCAAAAAATAGATTTATCGGATTTAATTCAAGGCTCATTTCGTCAAGCTCTGAACCATAACGCAATTCAAAATTTAATGTCCGTTCGTTGTTCTTTTTCTTTTTTAATTCTACAACTGAATCAACAGAGCCGAATATATTTGAAGCACCTCTAATATTGCCACCACCAAACCCCTCATTATTCTTTTTACTGTGATGGACCAATATAATTGATATATGAAACGCATTAACTAAATGTCTTAATCGTTGCATAAATACAGCCATATCAGTATTAGAATTTTCATCCTTAGAATGATAGTCTTTTAATGGGTCAATTATAACAACTTCAGGTCTAAATTCGATTAATTTCTCATTAATAAATTTAATCCCTGCATCTGAAAGCAAATCAATACCTCTACCATCGGAAAACTCCATATTATCAAGACTTCCATCATATTCACCACCACGAAGCATTACCCTAAATCGTTCCCTTTCCTCGAAATAATTAACCTCAGCTTGAACCACTAAGGTCTTATAAGGTCGTTTAATCTCAAAATCAAACCAATTAATCCCTGCACTTAACGACAATGCAAAATTACAAGCTAATATTGATTTACCTGCTTTCGGTGATCCGTGCATTAACATAATAGAATCATAGGGTAATATACCTTTGTCTATTATCTGTGGTGGTGGTGGTGTTTTGTCATTCATAGCATCTCGTAATGAATAAAATTTAATATCATTTGATTTTTTTTGTGGATATTCATTTGAATTTGATAATAATTTAACAATATTTTCTTTATTTTTCCCTGAATTAATATAATCAGTAATATCATAGCCTTTAATGCCTGAATCCCAGGCTAATATTTTTAGTTCAATATCTTCATCTGCTCCGTGTAATATCTTTGCAACCTTTTGCGACCCATTAATTCCTGCATCATCGTTATCATAACATATCGTAATTGCTTTGAATTTCAATAATGGATTAATATCGTCAGGAATAGCATTAGCCCCATTGGTAATCGTTACTGCTTGGATTCCTGAAGAAATTAAACTAATTACATCCTTTTCCCCCTCGCACAATACTAACTTCTTATTCGTATCGTATTCATCTAATATATGCAATGGGTATAATGTAGTCGCTCCATGTCCTTTTATTGATTGTGGTGGCAATTTGTCGCTCTTATGGTATCTAAGATTAACAGGTAGCCCCAATTCGTTTGTATGAACAAAAGTAAATCTCTTTTCTTTATTATCGTAACCTGTTTCAGTCCTTTTAATCGCTTCTTGATTCCATGCTTCTGGAATGTCTAATTTCTTCCAATTATTGATTAAAAACTTATGGTATTTAGTTACTAACTTGTTATTCTTAGCGTCTAATACGGCTCTTGGCTTGACTTCTAATTTCTTTATTGGCTTAGGCTTGAACATCTGTAATAATTCGTCTTTGCCTTGATTTTTTTTGTAATATGGTTTCGGATCATCTCCAATTAATCCAACAAAATCTGCTAAATCTCCATCATTGCATCCTGCAAAGCATTTAAAAACCTGTTTTTCTGTATTGAATGATATGGAGTTTGTGCCGTCTTGATGGAATGGGCATTGACCTGTATATTGATTAACTCCAATCTTTTTAATGTTTTTTATGTGGTATGAAAATACATCATATACTTCACTATTATTCAGCATCTTCATCATCCATTATTAATTCAATGGATTCAAAGTCCCATTTAAACATTTGCTTTAAAAATTCTGTATGTTCTCGTAATTCTATTGGAATTTGGGTAATTGCATATTGTTTACTTTCAATATCAAATTGCACATTTAATATTTTACTCATTGTTTTTTTTTCTCCTGTTAAAAATTAGCCAAGACCTACGAACCATGATACACTTTGGAGAGTGGAGTGGCACTGGGCATTACTGCGTCAGAAATCTTGGCTAAAATTGATATAAATAAAAGGTATGTATCATATTTCGTATTAATAATATATAACTAATTTCAGATTAAAAAAAAGCATTATACAAAGTGGCTCGATATTTCAATTATTGCTACAATAACAAATATATCCTTTGGATAATGCCTTTTAAATCATCGAGCTGTTACGCTCCATTTTTCAACAAACTTCAACCATTCAGGTAATTCAGCCTCATCCTTATACGCTTTCTTGACATCGGATTTATTGATTTTTATTACGCTTTCAGCCAATTTCAAGCTAATTAATAGGTTTCTATCCTTATTAGTCATAATAGGTTCGTCAATTACAACGCTTTCAGTCCTGCGGATTGAGTAATTATATTCATCGGTTTTTAACTTGGTTTTATCAATCTGCATTAAAGCAGAAGTCTGCGTATTAGCCAACCATTTAATTGTATTGCTTAATGCGTTGCGTCTTTGCTTATAATGTCTTTCTTGACCTTTTAGATATTCAATTTGACCTTTTAAATATCTTTTTAAATTCTCGTATTTGTCTAATTTATCGTTCAAAGCCTCTGAATTAGCATTTAACATTACTTCAATCTCAGGAGTAACTTCACCCCCTGCTTCAATAATTAAATCCTCTAATTCGTGGAATTCTGCAATTAAATCATTTAGTTTCATTTTTTAACCCCTCGCTAAATGCTTGGTCTTGATTAAGTATTTTAATCAATTCGCTTTTAATTTCATCTTTAGGCAAATTATCGATAAATAATAGTAAACTTTCTACTCTACCAATTATTACCCCGTTCTGTCTTGCATATCTTAACGCTAATTTTGACGAAAAATCATTCATTATTTACTCTCCTGTATCTGTTTTAATTTACTAATCATTTTCTTAGCAACCTCTGTTGATGGGTCGCTTAATAACCATTTATTGGTTTTTTCTTCAATATCGACATCCCCAATTTCTGCAACTAAATCATTAATAATTATGATCTGTTTTGCAGTCATTTTCTTGGACTTTGAATAATCGGTATGTTCAAATGGTGCTTTACCGTCTCCTGAATTATCCATAGAATCAGCATCTTTTGTATCATCAATTGCAAAAAGTCCGTTACAAGCATATTTCCTCGCGTAACTTGAACAACTACCTGATAATTGACTTGCATCCATTCCTTTTTTGCTTTCACTTTCTCGTGCAAATGCTGAACAAGATATTCTATTACTGCCATCAGAAATTGATACTGTTGCTTTGATATATATTCTATCAAGCACCGCAACAACTTCATCAGTAATTTTTACTACCGTTTCGGTTTCTTTTAATAATGGTTTTAGCCCCTCAAGTATGCCCTCAAGGTTTCTGTATTTGTATTTACCAAACGAATTATACATATTTTTAGGTGCATTTAATTCCACCTGAATTTTGTTTAATTTGTTATGCAAATTATTCGTATTTTTACTCATTGTTTTTATTCCTGTTTTAGTTAATTAGCCTTGCTTCGTGCAAGGCTTTTTAATTTCTTTTCTCAATTCATCAATTAATAATTTTGTTCGTTCTGGCATTGGAAAATCTTTGTTCCGATTCTCGAATCTGCTAATTGATACAAAATTTTTATAACCTAATAGCTTCGCCATCTCTGTTTGTGTTAAGTTTAATTTTATTCTTAACATTTTCAGCTTCCACGCATAATCCGTTTCAACATCTTTTAATATTTTTTTAAATCTATTTGTCATTTTTTTCCTATCCGTTAAAAATTATATCTGCTATTGCTCCAAGCCAACAGAATGCGATTACCATAACCGCACCTATTAAACCTGCACCTATTTCTTTAAATGTTTTCATTATTTACACTCCACAGCCAATTTCGCACATTTAAGAATAAAAAATATTTTATTTTCTTTCCATTCTTTAGCGGTCATGACTTTAGGGGATATTTCTTTTGCAACATATTTAACAAAGTTTTCATCATTTGCTAATTCAAATATTTCGTTTATTGTATTCATTACATTCATTTTTCGTATTTCCTTATTAAAAGTTTGTAGTTAATTCAATGCCATTTTGTGTATTACCCCAAAAGCCATGATATTTATTTAATTTATATTCTTTTACCATTTTTTTTATAAAATTCTTTGCATCTTTTTCAGAGTTAAAAGCATTTTTTTTAATAATTTCATCATTAGCTTGGGAGTATTTGCTAAAAGTCTTTTCTATGCTTATAATAAATTTAATTGTATCCATTTTTCGTATTTTCTTGTTTTAATTGTGGCGTTGTTGCCAGTGATATAAATATATAATAATTATATAATACCAACCAAACAATTTATAATAATTATATAAAAAAGATTACAAAAAAGGGTAAAATTAATTACCCTTGATTGCGTGGAGCGTGTTAAGGTAACACAGAGATTTTTATTTTACCATACTTCTATTATATCAAGTGAAATATCATACACATTATGCGAGGTTTGATTAAATGAAACAGAATCACTATTAATACGGCATATTGCATATTCTTCGGTGTCTTTGTCAGGCTGAAAAATAAAAGGAAGTTGAAAACCATTAGTCCCATGATATACTTTGTCAATGAAATTATCTTTAATGAAAAAATATATTCCATCTTCACCTGTATCAGGATCTGTTCCACTCCATTGAAATATTCCTGTTGCTGAATTATAACTACTTGGGAATAAATCATCATCATTTATATAGCTAAATTTTAAATTCCAACTTCTACGACCAACAGGAAAAACGGTTCGACCCTCTGCAACCGTATTAGTATATCCTGTTGTCCACGGCTGTCTAATCCAATTCGGTTGTTGATTATATCCTGCATTAGTCAAGGTATGACCGCCTTTTGTGGTTTGCGTTTTAATTGATTCGTTACTTATGCCTTGTGTTAATTCCAAGTCAGGCGAATGAGGCATTGGATATGACCAACCCATCGAAGCACATCCGACAATAGATGAATTAGGAGCATCTACGGAATCTCGGATAAAAGAAAGTATTACCCTATCATGGTCTAATCCTATATTCTTCTCAAATTCTAATTTCGACCACCCATTAATATTATGACTAAGTCCATTCCCTGCTTGTTCATCTGGACTATCTTTTTTTAATGCTAACCAATTAATAATATTCTCAGAGTAAAAATTATGACCTAAAATAAATAGATAACTTAATGAATTACCCCAATAACGATTTTCAAAATAAATAGACTTATTGGCATCGGTTATATCATAATCAGATGTCCCCCACTCAATAGATTTTAATTTGCTTGGATTCAAATCAAAGTATTCCCCTCCATTACCCTCATCAGCAATTGCTCCCCATTGTCTTGCTAATAATACCGCATCAATATAAAATTTTGGTGTTCTAACACGATTATAAGCCATTAATATCCTCCTTTTGGTAGTTGCCTAAGTGTTTTATTTTTTCGACCTTTAAGGGTCTTTTTTCGAGGTACACGACCAAATTTATAATTTCCTTTATAATTTTCAGGTTTTCCTGCCGAATCCCAATCTGAATCAATCATATTCCAATAATCAACACCAAACACTTCTACAGGAATATTTTGGTCATTTACTTTTGCAGAAATAATACGGAAATCACCCCTGTAATCGAACAATTTATCTAAATCAGGATTATTTAAAAAGCCAATATGTATTTGATTATTGCCATGAACTAACATATTATTTCTATTTACATTCTTAATTAAAGCTCTTTCGTTATCTAATATAGAATCAATGGTCATAAAATCATGCCTTAAAGTAACAGCACCTCTATATTTAATAACTATTGATGATATTTCTTCAATTCTATAGTCAATAAAACATTCGCCTTTTCCGTATTTAATTTTCATCTACATCCAATATTATATTAACTAATAATAATATATCTACAATATTTAAAAGTCCATCGTTATTAAAATCATTATCCGTTATTTGTTGTGTAGTAGGGGTTTCAAAACCTAAAATAAATTGAACTAATTGCACTATATTTACAACAGTTAATTGTTCTTCTTCTTCAATTTCTCCATATATAACATTAACAGCAGATGGTGCTATCGGAAATGTAATAAATTGCTCATCTTGTAAACCACCTAATCCTGTAAATACATCTATTCCGTTATAATTGCTAAATGAACGAGCAATAACATTTACTTGTAATTGAGAATTAGGTGTAATTTCTTCACCTGCCATATCAATACTGTGTGAGTATGTTTCTTGTCCTTCAACAGCATTAACAGGGAATAGAGCATTAGTATATACATTTTGTGCTTCTACTTGACCATTTTCATTAATAAATGTTCTTACTAAACTAACAATATAATCACCAAGTAAAGTTAAATTAGGTAATTGAGGTATTGGTTGAACTAAATTAGGAGATGCACTCCATGTTACATTTAAGATAGGAGTGGTTGTTTCAATTACTTCTTCGATTATTTGAAAGTTATCTATCTCTAAAAAATGAGTATAAACAGAGCCGTCTATAAATATATATAAATTATTATCAGTAGATAAATCTTCTACTTCAAAAACAATTTCAGTTTCTTCTAAATGGTTTAGTGTTGTAGTATAGTTTGAATTTCCGTAATTTAAATTTAATGTTTCACTTAAAAAATCACCACTTCTAAGAGTTATTGTAAATTTTATTGTAAATGTATTAAGTGGATTATATGGTAATTCAATATATGCAGATGCTTGATTATTAGTGCTTCTAAGCACCATAATTGAGTTATTATATTTATATAATTTTATTCCACTTGTTTCAATAAAATCAGTTACAGCATTTTGACCTTCTAATGATTGAATATACAGATAATCACCTTGATCAACATCTTCAAAAAATATAGAATTATATGATTTAGTTATTTCTTCATTATAAATATTTGATACAATACAATTATCTAAATTAGGTGTATTTTCTTTAGAAATTAAATAAACACCATTATCAATCGACCCCGATAATCGTATTTTAGTCGTACTTTCGTATGAAATGTTTCTATATATCCATTCATTGTTTAGTGTTTGGTTATTAAATTCAGTATTTAATTCAGGGTTGGGCATAGAGTTTACTTCCACTAAACTATCTATTTCTATATCTAACGGTATAACCTCATCCTCAACAGGAGATGTAATGGTTGGTGGTTGTAATTCAGTTTGAAATACACATAAAGCATCATCTGCGTTAGTAGCATAAGGATTTGTATTTAAAGCATTGTCATCCATACAGCCAAGTATAATAGGTGTAGCAGACCATTCGCCTCCTTGCTGATTACATTCAGATTCAATTATATTATCTTGTACATTACTACCTATTAAACAATATCCAACAGGGTCAATAACTTCTTCCTCAATAGGATCTCCACATAAATCAAAATTATGGCTAAGTGATAAAGAACTATCATTTATATCTATTAAATTTCCATCAGCATCTAAATACGAATTTTCATAATTTGGCAATAAACAAACCTGTATTGAAGTTGGCTCTTCAGGTTCTTCTTCAGGGGGGTCAATTATATCTACTAAATCATCAGTATAATTAAACTCATGTAATTGGTATAGCTTAACCTCTACTTTATCTAATGACTTTTTAATCTGCTCAACAAACCAAAACTTGTAAATATTTTGGCCATTACGAGCATAAGCATTATCTGATTCACTAATAGAAGAATAATCCTCGCCAAAGATTTTACGACCTTGTATTAACTCATCTAAACGAACAATATCGCCAAGTTCTAATGTTAAATAATTTAATGGTAGAGTTAAGTGGATAATGTTATGTTGATTAGCGTGTAATCCACATAAATACTTAGCTAAATTTTGTGCAGTTGCTTCATCTCTTATATATTTAGATTCAAATACAAAAGGTTGGTCGAAATCTGTACCAAAGTAATCTGTTGAATAACCATCAAGCAATCCACTTATTGTAGGAATGACATCACCTGTTTCTTTTGTATAATCTCCTAAACCATAGTCATAATGGTATTTTACATTTACACTACTGTAAATTTTTTCAATTTTACTTCTATCGTATTTATATTTAATAACATCATTTACATCAATAGAAATTGAATTACCATAAGTATAGGTCTTTTTAATAGATTTTACATTAAAATTACCATTTTTAAAATAAGGGAATAAGGGAGATGAAGCGGATATTTCTTCTAATAATTTTTTAGAATTTATTTTTTTATCAAGTGTAAACGCATATTTTCCAATGGAGGTATTATTAGTTATAGCTCCTGTATCAAAATCTAATTCATCTAATATCTCTGAATATATAGTTTGAAGTGTTGGAGATGCACCACCTCTACCCGTTGCATTAGCATAGAAATTACGATTAGTAATTTTATTAACTTCACCAACAGAATGTAAACCAATTCCATGTAGCCAAAATTCTATTTCTTCACCTAAACCTGTATTCATAGCTAATACAGTTTTTAAATTTGTAGGCATTTTATTGCTATAAGTAATTAATGAATTATCACCATCAAACATATTATCTATTCCTGCAAATTGACCTGCCGATGTAACTGGTCCTGTAATATCATTAAATGATATGCCTGTTGAAGAAACCCTCAAACTCGTTCCAATATAATTAGTCGTTGAAGAAATTACTCTAAAATAAGCCTTTATTAAAAGTTCACTTTCAACTATGATTTTATCATCTTCGTTTTCATTAAGTTCTGATGAATTGAAAATATTTGTTCCAAATTCAAACACAAATCCATCCATATAATTAGATAAATTGTTCTGCTCAGAAACATCTACGGATGTTGCAGGACTGAAAATATGAGGACTTGCATAAGATAAATTAGTGCCACTATTTAAATCTATAGATTCATCAATATCTTCTGAAATATTATATACAGTATTTATATCGAAATATTTATGTGAAGCATTTGGGATTACCTTGTTGGGATTTAACAAAGTATCAACTTCTAATGAATCAATAGATAAATTTGTATTATTATGGTGAAGGCTATCGCCTTCGCTTTCATTACCACTATCAAATACACCTATTAATATAAACTCCCCATTTTCCTCATCCAACTCAAATTGAGCATGGGATGGAAATGTACCAATTGTGCCTCCTAATAAAGTATCTTTAGTAACACTATAATATAAGCCATCCTCGTAAATAAACAAAGGAGAAGCTAAAATTCGAGTATCTCCATAATTACTATCATTAAATACTAATGGCTCTGTATCAGCCTTTATTCTTGCATTGCCTAAATCTTCAAAATCTATTCCTTTACTTATCAGACATGGACTTCTATCAACTTCGCCAAAAATCATAGGAATAGGTTTGTTTTTATATTTATCAGGAACTATATCTTCATCGCCCAATTCAGCTAATGGTAAATCTTTATGTAATTTATCCTGACTTAAATCTTCACAATTCAAGGTAACTTTGTCCTCATCCTGTGAAAATGACCGAACAATAAATACACCTGCTTTATAACATTCTGCATCATCCAAAGTCTTAGAAGATTGCGAAACAAACCAAATTACCACTTCCTTATTCATCAATGTATTCAATGAATCGGAGAACCTTACACCATCTTCCATATAATCGCTTATACTTAGACTTACAGACGATATTTTATATTTTCTTTGCTCTATATCCAATGACTCAGAAATAGACGGTATATTAAGTAATATCGGTTTATAATATTCACCGTCAAAAGTAATCTTGCGTGTGGAAATACGAATATTATCACCAATAGTTACTAATACGAAATTACCAAGATGTTTACTTTTTATGTCATCAAGAAATGCCAAAGTCTGCACCCCTCCGTACTGCTTCTCTTACACTTTCAGCTAATTCATTTTCTACAAAATCAGGCGAAATCATACCACCATTAATATTAATTGAAATACTTGAACCACCACCTGACGAGCCTTGATTCATTCGATTAAGATTTTCAACTCCAATAGAATTAACAGCATTTCGGCTCATAACAAATTCGCCTTTTTCCGCTTCTATCATTGTTCCGCCTTGTGAATGTCTGCGACCTCCGATTAATCCACCTTGTTCAAATTGAGGCACTATTTGCTCGAATAATTGACCTGCTAATATTGCCCCTGCTGAAGCAGTAGCTATTCCAATAATACCTTTTGATGATATTTCCTTAGACAATAGCCCTGCAAACATTTCCGCCGAATAAGCCTGAATCTTGCTTTTTATCATTGAGCGTAATCCACTCAATGATGAAGCATAATATAATTGTTCTTCTTTGTCTACTTCTTTAACGCTTTTAATAGCTACTTTTTGAAAACCTGCATATACATCTCTATGTTTCTCAACTACTTTTGCCGCTTTATCTGTCCTTAGTTCTAATTGTTCATGGGATTTACCTAATTCATTTAAGGCAGTATTAATTTTCCCTAATTGCTCCTCATACATTAATAATTGGTCTGTTGCAAGTCCTGTTGATGTTTGTTCTTCATCTCTTAATTTAACAATTTTTTCCCCTAATTCCAATAACGCCGCTTGATTCCCTGTAATGCTTTCCAGTTGTCTGTCGAATAATATAGATTGATATTCTAAGTCGCTTAATACACCTGCGACATTTGCACCACCACCCATAAATCTGTCAAAATCATCAATAGCATTAGATAATGATTCAGCCATTCCTTTCAATACTCTTGCACTTCCAATTACAGCAGGAGATAACAACCCCCCAAATGCTTCTGCTGTATCACCAATAGCATTTTTCATCTGTTCCATTGACCCCATCATCGTTTCGGATTGTGCTTTTGCTTGACCACCGAATAAATTAGCAATATTGCCTGTTAATGTTTCCAATCGTTCAGAAGAACCAACAGCTCCATCAACCTGAATACCATATCTTGATAATGCGTTTGTGCTTGACCCTATCGTTTTAGCAATTAAATCACCTGCATTTTTTAAATCAATACCCATTCCAGAAGCTAAATCAAGCGTTGCAACAGTTAATTTTTTAATCTCTGTTTCGCTATCTACAAAAGAAGCCAACATTGATTGCATCATTATAATATCTTCATCACCGAACATACTAACCTGTTGTAATGCTCTTGCTTGTTCTAATAAGGCATTAGAAGTAAAGCCTAACGCTGTTTCTAATTTCTTTTGTGCAAGTTCTTGTTTTGCAAAAGCATCTATTGAAGCCTTGACCCCACTAATTAAACCTGTCGCAGTTAAATATGCAGCACCTAATCCTGCAACGGATTTAGCAAGACTATTACTTGCTTTCGCAACTCCGCCTAATTGCTTCTTAGACTTCCCTACGCCTTGAGTTCTTACATCAATTAAATATTTATCTACTACTGCCATTGTTTTTCTCTATTAATGTTTTTTCTTGATATGCAAACGCATTTTTTAAAACAAAATATTGTGCTATCCATCTTGTCGGCTGTTGCCCATAATCACCATTATATGCAGGTGTTTTTGTTTCATTGCAATATACATATCTTTGAATAATACGCTGATATTCCTTATTAATAATATTATTTGAACAACAAAAAAAAGGCAACTGTTTAGCCACACTTGTTGCAACATCAAACTTTTTGCCTTTTCCATTATAAAACTTTGCTTCATCGATTAATTCCTGTATCACTTCATTAACATCATCTACCGATTTAAATAATTTGTTCTTACTTCCTGTTATCGGTGGCTTTGCTTCATAGGGGAATTCATGGTATCTGCAACCGCTACATCCTGCCACATGGATATTAATTGCCAATGCAACGGCTTCTACTCCCCCAACTGATTATGCTTTTGAATTAATGCAACTAATTCAAGTTTCTCCGCTTCCGATAATGATTTAATAAATTTATCATCTGCATTTTTAACGCCTTTTCTAATCCATGCAGTATTAGATTTGGCGACATTATAGACGGTAATAAATCCATCCACTTCTTGGGCAAATCTTTTCAAATCTATACAGAAATCCATGTCATCCACCGACATATCAATCAATTCAATCTCTTTCCCTGTGCTTAACTTCATACGCTCCTTATTTTATGTACATTTAATTACAGCTAAATTTGTTGCTCCATCTGCTCCTGATGTTGCTTTAAATGGGATCTCAACAAACATACCACCCTCTGACGCATAATCAATATTATGTCCCTGTAATCGTGCTGATGGAATACTTATTGACCAACTTGCACCTTGTTCTAATAATATTGCAACAGAAGAACCTGCCCCTGCTATCCAAGTATCTAATAAATCGGCTGTTGTTCCATCATATTTAACCGTAATAGTTCCTGTAATGGCAAATTCTGAGCCTTGAACATATCCATCTGCTTCGCCTGTTGAACCATTAAATCCAACCCTTTGAGCAGGATTCGATAAACTTATAGAAAATGACTTAACAGTTACATTTGAACCGCCAATTGATAAAGTTGTTAAATCAAATATAGTCTTTTCATAGTCCGATGCAGTTGTTACGCCTGTTAATCCTGAATTACTTATTACAGGCTTATATCCCGACATGAATTGACCATTTGCCTTTAATCGACCACCATCTGCACCTGAATCACAAGCCAAAGTCAAATCTGTTAATATTGCTGAATGTAATCGTTTATCTTCGTCTGCCATATCTGTTGCAGTTGATGCTAATAATAATATCTCGGCTGTTGTATCTGTTGCCCCAGCTTTGCCGTGAGATAAATCGGTAACAACTGGATCAGCTGGTATAGTCAATGATGTTGTTACTGTTGCACCCCCATAAATCAAACTTAATAAATTTTGTATTGCAACCTCGTTTTCGACTAAGTATTCAAAATCCCAAGTCCATGTTCCACTTCCATAATGCGAAATCATATCTTCATCTGTTAATGCTCTACGACCTGACCTTTGAACTTCCGCCGTTTGAAATCCTGCATCAAAAGCAAAATCATTTACTGCATTAACTCTAAAAAATACATTTGAATTTGCAACAAATCCATTGGTTGAAGTTCCAATTGCTGATGCTGATTGGTCTTTTTTCGCAAGTACAACTTGCCACTCTTTGCCTGAATAGTTATTTGCCATTATCTATCTCCTATAAATGCGAATGTACGCATCTAAATTCCATCTTAGTTATATAATCTTCTGAATCTTCTACTGCATCAAGTTCTGTTGATTCAATTCTACAATCTAATATTCGACTGCTATCTGATAATGTCATCGTGATATTATCGTGAATTAAATACTCAATCCTTGATACAATCCTTAATACTGCATCTAATTTTGTTCTCGTTTTTGATTGGTCTGCAAAATGTAAAAAAAAGTCCAATGAATATTCCCTTGTTTCCATTTGTGCATTATATTCCAATAAATCTGTACCTGTTGGCTGTAATCTTAGATACTGACTGCCTGCTTTCTCATCACCAATAAATACAGGCAATGCGTTTTTAAATTCAGTCCTGAAAACAGATTGAATTTTATCAAGTATATTTTGCCAATTATTAGTAAATGATATTGCCATTACACCCTAACCGCTTCAATTGACCGAATCATCTTAGAATCTTGGACAGATTCCCCCACACCATGAGCCTCTATTTCCCATACATCATTTAACACACCAGACGCATCCATTAGGCTTGTTTCTGTTCCTGCTGTGCCAACTGTAGAAGAAGCACCAAATCTAACTTGTAATCCACTTGATAATGTTTGATATTCGCCTGTAATAATTTGGTCGGTTACTATCTGAGTACCCTTATTAATACCTAATTTATTATTACCTGCAACCCATACAGAATATGTTGCCGTTCCAATTTCTCCTGCTGTTGTAATTTGTAATCGTATTTTATCATATATTCCGTAATAATTACCTCTTAAATCAACTGGCTTTAAAGTCCCTGTTGCTGTAATTTCTCTCAATATACCTTGACTTGAATCTTGCGTTTTTTCAAATCCAAGTTTAATTCCACCCTCATTAATTTTGTCTAAAATGGTTTCATATTCTTCTTTGAGCTTTAAACCATCTTCATTTTCAGGGTCATGTGAAGAAATTAAGAAATAAGCACCAATTTGAGCCGTTGTCCGAATTACAATATAATCGTAAACATTTTCATCATTTTTCCACGATTGTCTTGGAAGCGAATTATCAATATATGAATCAAAGTATCTTGACGCTTTATATAACATATCAGTTATATGCGTTGCCCAATCTTCCCCTGCTTCCATAAGCATATCAGCAGGATTTGTTGCGTCATTGTAATAATATACCGTATCTGTTCCTGAATCATAATACCATTCGCCATTAGTATCTACATCTCCGCTACTTGCTTGAGCAGAACCCAAATCTGAACCATTAGCAAATAACTGATTAATAAGTCCTGAATTAGTCGCCTTATATCTCGAACCACTATCAACCTCCCACCCATACACAGGTGTCTTAGTATCGTATTTATCTATATTCGGATAAATATCTCTAAGGTCAGAAGAAGTTGCATAAGTTGGATAATTAGCCATTATTGAAGTCCTATAATTTCGATGGTTGTATCTACCTTAGCGTTCACACTACGACCTGAAATAGCTGTTATACAATTACCATCATCTGTTGTAAATCTATTCCCACCACTCTGAGATGATCCATAATTAACTGTTATTACGAAATTCGCATTAGGAGGACAATTAGTCAATGATATTGCACCTGTTTCATAATTAATTGAGCCATTACAGAACCCTGCAATATTACCAAAACCATCATCATAACCAAACTTAGAAGTATTTTGAACCGATAAACCGCTCTTTTTATCAGTCATTGTATCAGGAGGTAATTTAGCACTTACTCCTGCCTCTACATCGGCAACAGCAGGAAAACGACCTACACCCCATATATCAGTATCACCCCCACTTGAATCACCCAAAGCAATTGCAGAACCCGATAAATATTGACCGCTTGTAAATCTAATGTCGCCTTTTATTATTGATACAGTTACTTTTTTCTCAAATAAATTTGAGCCTGTTGTGTAAAATTGGGTATTTAAAGCATCTTGTATCTTAGCAATTATTCCATTTGTTCCACCAAAGGTTACATCACTTGAATCCGTTGTGAATGATATATCTGTTGCACTACCACCATCAGCCGTAACCGTAAATTGATACGCTGTCGATACAGCTAAACCGCTCTTAGTTGCAGATGTAATATTACTTAATCCAAGTTCTTGATAACCTGCTTCATAGAATTTAATTGCAAATGAACCTGCTACAATTCCATTACTCTCTCTGTTTCCTGCTCCGTCTGTATTTCTACCATATCCGAAGAAATTAGTAGCCATAAATTGACCATTTGCATCAGTTTGAGGCGTTGAATATTTATCATAATCTGCTAAATTATTAAAAAATGGTAATCGTATTGCTGAATTATCTATATGAGTTGCAGCCGTTGAGCCGTGAGTACCACGAATAACAGTAAGCGTATTAGATGATATTGCAGTCACTTCCATTATTTCATCTTCTACACGAATTAAATCACCGACATAAAAGTATTCGCCCTCATCAACATCTACACCTGTTTCAGAAGCATCTAACGCTTCGGCTATTAATTGAGGGTCTGTTGCACCTGCATTATTTAAAGCCCGATAAGTAAGAAGGCTTGGTACTTCATTTGATAATTGGTAAGCATCACCACTTGAATTATTACCAGAACTATACATCTGCCTAACATTGGGAAGAAAAATAAAATCATTTGAACCGATTAAGAATTTTTGGTATGAAGCACTGCCTGTTGTATCAGGTGTGCCGTCTGTATGCGTTAATGATGTTACTAATATCTCAGATCCAACCTTACCAATATTTTTAATAATAATTGCCTTAATATCAGGCAAAGTTGCCGCTCCTTTTGTAATCGAGCTTGATAATAAATTAATAAATGTGCTTGTATTATCTACTCTTTGACGAATATTGAATATATCTTCATAACTACCTTGCTTAGAAGCTGAAAGTGT